GCGAAAGTGCTTGAGGCGCGCCGGCACGTCCGTATACACCACCGGTGTGGCGTTCGGCGCGCGACGGTTGCGGTAGGTGAGCAGCTCCATGAGGTCGCCGTACATCGCGACTGCGTGCTGCGCGAGCGCGTCCATGGCCGTCTGGGAGAGCATCGGGGCTCCTTCGGAGAGGGAGGAGGGAGTGAGGGAGTGAGGAACGAGGGGTCGGATCCGGATTCCCCCTGCTGCCTTACTCCCTTACTCCCTCCTCCCTCAGTACAGTTTGATCACCGTGCGCTTGCGGGTGCCCAGCGTCGCCAGCGTGCCACTGCTATCGAGGGCGAGCGCCGTCTGCCCGTACTGCGTCGAGTTCAGGCCGGTGCCGTCCTGCCCACGTTGCAAGCTGACGCGCGTGTCGCCGTCGCCGATGTCTTTGGCGCGCGGGTCGATCAGACAGACGTAATGCGCCGAGAGTTGCACCTCAATGGCCCAGAGGGTCGGCTCCGGCTGGCCCGTGTCGACCAGATAGGTGCCCAGCATGACCTGCGCCAGGTCGATAGACATCTGCACCTGGGCATCGGTGGCCGACGTGGGACAGATGAGACGCACCTCCTCGACGGTGGCATGCGGTGGGGGCACGTTCCCCTCCTCAGCGCCGGCTGCGAGGCGTCGGTTCTTCAGGCAGAGGCGGCTCGACAGGCGGTGGAGCCGGCGGTGGAGCCGCCAGTCCGGCTGTGCCAGTCACGGGTTCGAACTTGTCGGGAAACGCGCGGAGCTCTTCCGGGGTCGGCTCGATCAGATCGCCCGCGGCGTATTGCTTGCCACGCAGACGATCCTTCTCATCGCGTTCGAGCCGCGAAAAATCGGTTTTGAGACGATACTGCTCAGCCATACCACATCCTTTCGCTGGGCGTACACGGGTCGCTATGCGACACCCGAATAATGCACGACCCCCACTTTATCGCCGCCATCGACTTTGATCCGCGGCACAATGGAGCCGATGACGCGCACGTGCTGCGCCAATCCGCCCATAATATCCCAGGGCACATTGGCGGGGTCCATCTTAATCGCCAGATCAATCGTGCGGCGTTGCAGCTCGACCAGCACGAGTTGGCCCGCTGGCATGGCGTAGATAGGCTTGATGGAGACGATCTGGGGGAAGGACTCTTGAATACGCCGAAACATATTCCAGGCCCGGTCCACCCCTTCCATCGCAAACATCTGGCCATACTGGAGGACGTTCATATAGAGCGCATAAGGCCCAGGACGTTGAATCCCAATGAGGGCGTTAATCATGGCCAGAATGGTCGGATAGATATTGTCGGGATCGGTCCACGTCGCGCCGGAGCCCGTGATCCGCTGGGGATGCGTGCGGTAGCCGTAGATGGTCAGTCCATCATAGACATGATCAGGCGCGCCGTTAAAGAGCCAGTCCTCGAACTTCTCATCGACCGAGCGCATCGCTTCTTCGGCATAGGCGGTGTCGAGCGTGCCGCCGTTGCGCTGCATGGCTTCGACTTCCGTCAGATCGAACTCCCAATCTTCGTACGCAAAGGGCAGTGGGACCATATGCGGGGCGAGGCTCAAGCGCTGGTTATTGCCCGCCGCGCTCATGCGCATGTCGGTCAAGGCCGGGTCCATCCGCGTGACGGTCTGGTACATGGACGCCGCGACGCCGAGGTTCGGAATGGTCTGCGTGAGGCCGCGACTGGTGAGATCGAGGACGCCCGCCATATACTGGTCCGCAGTCCGCAGCAAGAGCGTGTCAATGAGGAGCCACTGGTCACGCATGAGTGTCGTGGCATTGGTGTGCAGCTGATAGTGCTGCTGGGATTGCTGGATCGCATGGAGACGCAAGCGCGCGATCCCCTCATGCGACAGCATCGACGGCGGCGGCCCCCCGCGCATGGCCTGGGTTTCAAGGGCGACTGGCATAGACGGTGCTCCTTATTGCGCCACAATGCGCACGACGATGCGGCCCGGCGACGGATCACCCGAGGCCAGTTCCGCTTCCCAGGCTTCGGCGACAATCGGCCCCGTGGTGGCCGCGCGCAGGAGCCCATTGCCCGCGGATTCGAGCGGCGTCCCGAGGGGAATCGCCGTGCCGGTGGCACAGCGCGCGAAGATACGCGCGCCCGGGCTGGGCGCAAGCGTAAACACCGTGTCGCCCACGGGGTAGACATCGTCGATGCACTTGCCAAACTGCCAGTTGCCGTCGGCAAAGAGCGGCGCGGCACGCCCGGCAGCGGTGCCATGGGCGCGGACTTTGCCATTGTCCGCACCAGGCGTCGCAATCATCTCGATCAGATCTCCAGGCGTGATGAGCGCTTGCGCGGTCGCGTGCGCCTGATTACACGGCCCCCAACGCATGATCTGCTGGTTTGGCATGCCAACCTCCTTTCGTTGCCATAGGATAGGAGACGACTACGCGCTCTTGGCCTCCACTTGCTTCGTCAAAATCGACAGGGGCTTCCAGGCGTCAAGTTGCTCGCCTTGCTGGCGTACTGCGGGGAATCCCTGGCCGTCGTAGGCCGCACTCGGCTGCTCACCCATGGCCGTGAGGTCCTCCAGCTCCTGGAGCGACATGCTCTTGAGGGTGGACTCACTCAGACGACACCACGTATTCGCCACCAGTGCGGCAATGACCGTCGCCTTCCGCGTCTCCTGCGCCTGGAGGGCTGCCAGCGCGTCCGTGTCCGGCTCGAGATAGGCGAGCTGGGCTTCGGACATCGCTTCGAGCACGGCGCGGTCGCTTTCCGTCCACTTCGTCTGCGTGTGCGTGATCAGCGCTGTGACACGCGCTTTGACCGCCTCAGTGGCCATAGGAGAGTCCTCCTGTTGTTGCGTGACGGGGACATAGGTGGTCTGGCGCTGCACGTCCGTGGCGCCTTCGGTGAGGGCGATCTGGCCGTCCGTCTCGGTCCATGAGCGCTGCAGCAAGCGCTCGCCCTGACGGTAGGTGAAGGTCTGGTTGGCCACGTCAACCGCGTCGATAAAAATTGGGGTGAAGTCCACGGCCATCTCACGCGCCAGCGCACCGTAGAGACTTTCCCGTATGTCAGCGTCCGTCTGGTTCGTCCGGAGCGGTGGTGTCGGGAGTTGGCGTGCGAGCGCGCAGATCTGCGCATTCGTGCCATCACCCACATAGTAGCCATTCACAAAGACGGCAGGTGCTCCTGGCGGGAGCTCAGCTTCCTCTTGCTGCACAAAGGTTTTCAGGGTGTGCACAAAGCCGCGCCAGCCGCGCGCCTGCACATGGTCCATAGGCGTCTCCTGATGGCAGGTGCACTGCTGGTTGAGGCGCGGACTCCCGCAGCCACTCTGCCAGTCGCAGGCGCCGATGCCGTTGGGTAAGAGGGCGAGATGGTCAGGCCGGAGATCATGGTGCACCTCGCTGAAGGGCACCCCGTAGAAGGCGCCGCTGGTCTCTTCGGCGTACGAGTAAAAGCCGGTGGAGATCTCGAGGGGCGTCTGCGCTTCGAGCATGGTCATGGCCTGCACCGCTTCGCCACCGACGGCCTGCACCTGCGCCACGTCAAGCCAGAGTTCCGCCTGCAAGCTCGTGACCGTATGCCCTTGACGTTGGCCAGTCCCAAGGCGTGCACGGTAGAGATGCCCGACGCCTGCGTGAGCGAGGACCTCGGGGGTGCGCGCGCTCATGGGCACGCCATGCGCATCGAGCGGGTGGTTCAGCACGACGGGCACGTTGTTCCAGTCAGGAGCGATGAGTTCGCTGCCGGGAATGTAGGCACCATTGAGCACGCCTTCCACAATTAAAACGGCGGGAGCAGTCAGATATTCGCGGTTGTGCAGGGTGAGACGCGCGGGGGGGACGGTCAGGGCAGTCTGGATGGTGAGGCGCCGTGTCGTGCGTGGCATGCGGGTGCATCCATAAAAAAAAGCCCGGCCAATCGAGACCATCTCGATCAACCAGGCTTAGTGCGTTCTAGAGGCCTGCGCTCACTCCTCGGAGTGGCGAGTTGCGACAACTATGGAATGAGCCAACACTTTTGTCAAGTTCTTACAGGCACTCAAGGCCGTTGCCTTGCCCGTGAGCACAATGTCACATTTGCCCAGATGCCCACCGGCGTGATGAAAGGTGACAGAGCCATTGGCCTGGCTCTCCAGGATATGCACCCACAATTCGAGCACGTCGCGTGTGACACCATGGCGCGCGAGCAGCGCGAGCAGGCCTGCAGTATGGTCAGACATAGCGCGCAAGTCCCTCTTCTAAGGCCCGTGCCACATCGTGACGGATAGCGGATTCTCGTATACGCACGAGAGGATAGTTGTTCCTGCGCATCCATCCATCCTTCTGCCGGTCGCGTTTTTGGACTTCCGGCCTTGCATGCCAATAGTCACCATCGCATTCTAATACCAGTCCAAGCCGAGGCAAAAAGAAATCGACGGTCCACGGTCCTAGAGGCATTTGCGCAAAGAACGATTCGCCGCGCTGGCGCAAGGCATCCGCAACGCGCACTTCAAGAGAGGACGGTCGGCCTTGTTGCTTGCCTGTACAATACGCGCCCACGCATTGCCGTGAGCAAAAGCGGCCTTCGCCCATGAGGACCTTGGCTCGCTTGACACGAAACAATTGCCCACAGGCTGCGCAGCGTTGTGTGATATGTGCCGCTGGAATAAAGAGGTGATGCTCAAGACCACGGACAAGTCTCTTCCCTTTCCCCATGCATGCACGAGAGCAATAGCGTGCTTCATCTTGCCTGCCTCTTGCCACCTCAAATGGTTTCTCACATATGGCACATAGAATCACAACATAAATCTTTTTGTTCCATGCTGCTGTGCCAATCTTTGCTTTATCGGAACATGCCTTGCCACAAAACTGAGCAGAGATAGCAGGTCTTATCTGAAAAACTTTCTGACAATACTGACAGACACAGTCTTTTCTTCTAGTGAGATTTTTACCACTACATGCACGACTGCAAAATATCTTTCTATCTGATGCCTGTTTCTCAAATTGTTTGTGACATTGTTGACAGGTAAGTGTGAGAACTTTCCGTCGAGAAAGACAGAAACAGATACGCGAACAATAACGTTGGGTGAGTTTAGAGGAGGGGACAACAAAGGTGGTACCACACTGCGCACATGGACGAGACTTCGACATAACACCTCCGATAGTGTTTCCGAGAGAGTTGATAGGCCAGGGCGTCTCGGAAAGCGCCTTTTTGCTGCGTCCAGCTAGACCTATCAACATTATATCCAAATTTAAGTGATAATACTAGTACTAGTTGTACATCGACACTGAGGATGTAAGGGAGGAAACATCACAGGCCCTAGAGGCGTCTGAAAGGGCTCATAGAGCCCCACGCCAGCAGCGTTTTGGCTTCTCGTAGACTGACATTGAGCACATAATCTTTCATCTGGTGACACAATCCAGTGTCTTTTCACTCGCTCTGGATCAAGACTACCGCTACGGTCCGCCTGGGTAAGCAACGCATACGCTCCATAGTTCGATGCGTACATGCTTTCTGTTCGTGCAATGTTCTCCACCCGGAGCTGCAGCGCCCGCCGGGCGGCCCGGTCCACCTGCGCTTGCGCCTGCGCCCGTGTCTTGCCGGCATCGAGCAGCCGCTGGCGCAGCGTCTCGATCGCCTCCGTCTGGCGCGGCGTCAGGCCGACGAACGCTTCGAGATCCCGCATCATCTGGGTCATGCTGCGACCGTCCTCGAACCCGCTCCGGATCACCGCGCGCACGTTCTTCAGCGTCGTCTCGCCAATGCCGACGATCTGGGTCCCGGCGTAGGTCTCGATGGCGGTGAGGGCTTCGGGGACGACCCGCCCGAACTGCACGGCGATCTCGGCCCCGAGCGTGGCCTCTGTCGCCGGGAGCACCGCCTCCGCACTGCGGCTGGCGGTCTCGCGCAGGAGCAGTTGCAGCGGCAGCCGCACGGCCTCACTCACGCTGCGCCAGGCCGGAGCGATCAGGCGCTCGACGTCGAGCAGGTTGCCGCTGCGCAGCGCGGCGCGCATGGCGTCCGTGTCGAGGTCCGCCTGGTAATCACTGAACGCCACCTGCCAGAGCGTG